AAGGACTTCCTCCACCAGCTACTCTAGGGCGCGGCTTCGGTCTAATGACTGGAGCCGTAGGGGGGCGTGCCGTAGCGCCGCCGCCGTAGGATGCTCTGTAGGAGTCAGCATAGCGTCCAACTTTCTCATAAAGCACCTGGACAACTTCTTGGACCGACCGCGGGTTGCCCTTCTTGTCGTAGAAGATATTCCTATTGGCCGCTGCCGGCTTCGGAAGCAGGCTAGCAGCGACCGTTGAAGCAGGTGCCGATAGGAGCTTGACGGCGCCGCCGGGACCTAGGAAGTGCGAGGCGTAAATGTTTGTCGGAGTCGGGTCGATTCCCTTTGCCACGAGGATTGCCATATTCTCCTTGATGAACAGAGCTCCAGCGATGGCCGCCGCAACAGGATCGAAGCGACCTCTCTTCAGTTCAGGATACTTCGCTGCGTATTTCTTCACCATCAACTGCCATGTTGAGTTGATGAATTGGAAGAGACCACCAGCCGACGACGTCGATGCCTGCGCACTAGGATTAAATCCGCTCTCTTGCTTAGCAATGGCAAATACGATGCCGGGGTCTACACCTACTCGTCCGGCGGCATCCAATAGGACCTTAGCGATAGTGTCAGTCGGATTCATAAGCTTCAGTCCTTTGGCTACGCTCGCTCTACCTGTTGGAGTCGTGACTGCGTCTACAGCGGCGACTATCGGGCTTCCGCCAGGTCCGGCTGCCCGATTAAGAGCCGCACCCTTTGCTTCCGTCTGTCCCTTTGAAGTTTGGTAGGCGTTTCCGGGCGCAGCAGCAATCGCGTCGGCCTTCTTCTTTCCGGTTACTAGTTCCAATGCTTTGCGGACTAGTGATTGCGGACCAAGAATGCTCTCGACGATTCCAGCAGCCATGCGCAGCATTTCAGTCTTGGCAGCAGACATTACGTAATCAATGGTCGAAAAGATAGACGCGACAAGCTTAGTTCCGCCATCAATGATCTTATTGATCGCCTGGTGCGTCTTATTGCCGATTCTCTCGACGAATGACGTGATCGGTTTGAAAATTGACGCGGGATTATGAATGAGGTTGCCGAGATCTGCAAAAAATCCTTGGATCATCGGCATCTTTTCGCGGATGAAAGTCACCATAGGCGCGAGTGTAACTGCAGCCAGAATTACGACCAGACGGATCAGTTCATTCGTTGACGAAGTGACCTTCTTCTTGACGTCGTCGACTACAGCCCTTTGAGCCTTCGGCTTTGACTCAGATTTGGCCTCCATCGCGTCGCGCGCGGCCTGGTTTTTGGACACATTGATTCGTTCGAGAGACTCTTCCAACTGCTCGCTTATCGAGCTAATGGCAGCGGCTACCGGAGCAAGGATCCTCGTCATGATCCCGTCCTTTGGACGTGCTTCTGCGGCGTCGTTGTCAGTTTTACCTGTGACCGTGACAGATGCTGGGAGTTTGAGAGTACGTTCCATGATTACGCCCTATAGAAGAGCGAGTTGGCCAGATCGCCAAATGATTTTTCGACTGGTGGAACTTCGCCTGGATTTACCGGTCGCTGGACCAATCTGGTCTTGCCAGAGCTAGGTGCTGAGACGACCACTGGTTGCGCCTGAGATTGGTCAACACTATCTGATGCTGGTGTCATTGAGGCGCGAATCAGCATTGATCCGGTGTCGTTTGTCGAGGATACCGGAGTCGCAAGGCCGCCAGTCGGAACTGAAGCCGGCGTTAGCGCTTGACCCTTTGATCCGGTTGAAGCAGCAGGCGGGGTCGGTGAAATCACTCGGGCCTGCATTTGACCGCCGCGTCCGGTTTCAGGACGTTCTGGTGAGGAATCCGAATTTCCGTCTTCACGGACTGCGGAAGGTCTGACACTAGTAGGCTCAATGTGCCATGTCTCGCCGCGCGGCGTGCTTGCAGTCGCGAACTTTCCGCCCATCAGAGGACGGTGGAATCCGTACTTTTGTAGAAGACCAGTCGACGCGAGCTTATCGGCGTCGGTGGTTTGAAGATCTACAGCCAATCCGCTCTCATGTCGTGACCGTCCCGGCTTTGCTGGTGCAGGACCCTTCTTTCCGCCGCGAAGCCAGCCGTCGTACAACGCTTTTTGCTTAGCGGTTGACCTCTTCGCGGAATTTACCTGGACCTTGCGGCCCGTCTTTTCCTTGTGCTCAGAAGCCATTGCGACCAAATTAGACTGAACCGCCGGATGCAAACCATCTACGTCGACCCCGCCATCCTTCTTTTTGATGACGTCACTGACCTTTTCCTTTGATGGTCTAGGCTGTTGTCCAGCCGACGGCGCAGGCATAGGTTCTGCAAGTTGATCCGGCTTTTCGATTCGCTTTTGCGCCACGTCATCGATCATTCCCTGGCCAAGACCAGAAATCTGTCGTCCGATCGCAGCTAGAGCGCCATTCTTAGATCCAGATAGACGATCACCGACACCCTTGACTAGCTCACCGGCCTTTTTCTGCATCTCATTGAGAGCGTCATCAAATCCGCTAATAATTGACTCGAACTTTTGCTGTGCGTTTCTTACGCCGGCGCTAATAGTGTTTGGGATAGTTTCGTTGAAGAACTTAGGCAAATCTCGGCCAAAGAACTCAGGAATCGTCTTCGTGATGAATGGATAGAGATCATCCTTTAGCCATCCACCGAATTTGTCTAAGAGTGGCTTAACGTGATCATTGAAGAGCTTAATGATTCCGAGAATTGCTGGCACGGCAAGTGTCAGTCCAACGGCCATGAGCGTTTTCATGAAGCTCGATGGATTTCCACTCTTTGAGAATTTGGTGTCTTCTTCGCCTTCGTCGCGACCCTCAAGGTACGTAGCCTTGGGTGCAAGGATCAGTTCAGCGACCTTGTCGGTCATGTTGGCTATTTGGCCTTCGATTCGATGTAGTCCACCGACAATGGCTTCTACTAGACGATTTGATCTTGCTGGGCGTGCAGACGATTCACTTTCGACTCTGACGGCGTCAGTTTCAATCGGCTCGGGCTTTGTCGTCTGTCCTTCAGCACCAACAGATTCCAGCGGCTTTCGCGCAGAATCTACGACGCCTTGGGCTTCTGGCGAAAGCCCCTTCTCTCGATTTCGCGCGCTTCTCTTCTGCAGACCCTTAACGGCTGCAGAGGCTCCAGCTCCAGCGAGTGCTCTGGTCGCGACGCCCGCTCCAGCCCGTCCGGCAGCACCGGCAACAAGCCTTCCGACGATCGCGGCAAACATCCTGGTCTATCTCCTCTGGGCCTGTTGGGCCTCTTCGTGTTGCTTTCGGACTACAGCCATAAGCTGCTCAACGTATAGGTCTCGTTCGAAGGCGTAGTAGTCTTCAACCAAGGTCGGTTCCCATCCGTGGAACTGCTTCATCGCGAACATGACGTTGTAGTGGTTCGCGATGTCGTTGTGGCTCAGTCCCACGTAAAAAAATCGCGGATCGAGTCCAACTTGATCGTACGGTCGTGTCCTAGACTATTTTTGTAAGTCAACACATGCTCTACTGTCGGCATAGTGTCGAAGAACTTTTGGATCTTCTCGAAACCATCAAGTGGCATCGAGTCGATCATTGCATCGATTTCTTCGTCAGACTGGTCTGTCAGATCGTAGACGTTTTCTTCGTCGTAGACTTGGGCGATACAGTAACGAAGCACTCCACTGAACAGAGCGACGTCATCTGCAGCATCCTTGAGTTGCATCGCCATAGTAATGTCGGGATATTTCATCACGACACCAATGTCCTTATCAATCTTAAACCGAGTCTCGTGTTCAGGGTGACGCTTGACATCGATCGTGCTAAGGTCTACCTCAAACTTGTAGATCTGCTTGTCTTCCTTGTCCTCGTAAGCCAGTTCGACCAACTTACCGACAGAGACTGCTCGAAGGCGAAGGAAGATGAGAACAACATCAAACGTGGTGAGCGAATCAACGTCGATGTCTTCAAGGCAGCAGTTCGTAATGACTTGCTTGACCGAATAGATCATATCCTTGTCGTCACTCTTCTGAGCAATAAGCAAGAACTTCTCTTCTTTTACAAGCCAAGGACGGAAACGAACCGACTTGCGGAGCGACGGAATTTCGATCTCAAAAGTAACGTGGTTAAAACGTGGAAGAGTCATTGGTGTCTCTTAGAGGTTGAATTGGTTCTTAACGAGGTTCAGAGTGTCCCTGACTAGCTCGTTGTAGTTGCTCTTGCCCGACTTGGACACGAGATTCTTGAAGACGTCGAAGAATTCAGACGAACCACTTGACGCGTCGATTGCTGACGACTTCCAGGTCCGGTAGTTGAAGGTCACTGGCAGTCTAGCAATGGAGTCGGTGTCGGCCCAGCCCATCTGAACATCTCCGACATTGATTGGATAGGCTTCTTCAAGCGTGTACTTGATGAACTCATTGGCCGCTTGATTATATGCGATGATTTCAATCCGTGTCGCGTAGTCATCTTTGTAGGCGACTTCGAACGGCGCAGCGCCGTTACCGTTCTCACTTTCCATTCCATGCGAGTCATCAAAGTTTACGATGAAGTTCGCCCAACGATGAAACACATCCAGGATTTGTCCGTCACCGTCGACCATGAAGTCTGTTTGGACATCGCCAAAGAAGACGCCGTACGGCATCCGAGGGGCGACACCTACACCTTGACGACGGATGTTATCCATCGAAGCAATGTTGATACCTGGAAGGAAACTCGATGAACAAAAGAGCGACAGCATCCTGGCATCTTTTGCTCCAAAGACCTTGCGAGGAGCCATGATGTTCACTAGGAACAGATTTTGGGGTGCTACACCTGCCCGCGACAACGCCTGCGCACGGAACCTCGACACATCAAAGCCTTGATCTGGCTGACCGATATCCAAAGCGTCTTTGATGTTGAAGATGTCTGTAAAATCCATGGCCTATTTATTGCCGAATCTTAGACATAGAATCAGCCCAGACGTCGGCAGCAGAAGCTTTCTGGAATTGCTGCGTCGGCAACATCATGATGTAGTCCCATTCATTTGGTTCTACCTCGACCATACGAGATGCTATATGCGACGCAAGATAGCGCTTGATGCACGGCTTGAATAGTCTAAACCTAGAGGCGTTCTTCAGAATGTTGTAGTTGATTCTGAGTTTTCGATTGTCGTCGTGATTTCCTGTCATCGTAGAGTACAGGGCATCCATAAGTTTGGCCCTGAGAACTGGAGGCAGATAGTGTAGATTGATTCCAAGGAAGCCGTCATCATAGATTTCAATGATGAAGATGACAGGGAACTTATCCCAGTACGGCAGTTCCGCCTTAAGTTTTGCGTCATAGAAGAACATATGCATCTTACCGACGCTTGTCAAGTTTGTATTTGTGACTGCGTTCTTACGTCGCTCTTTAAGCATTTTGGTTCGATTGACTCGAACTGTAGACATTGCCTTGTCTCTAAACCACTCGCGCGCCTCTTGAGACCGCGCGGTCAGACCTGGATCAGGACGACCTTGTGCAGTCTGCTGAAATCCAAACAGATCCTTTGCTGCTTGTTTGATTGCGCGTCCTACGCGACCTGGTACTCGACGTGGTTGTCTCAAAATTTAATTCCTAGGTCTCGTTCGTTCATGACTTGAAAAATCCAACCCTTCTTGGCACAAAAGGCTTTAGCGGCTGCCCACTTGGCTTCATTTGTCATCCATGTAGCAAGTCCGGCGTAATAACGTTTGGTCGGTTTCTTGCCTTCCTTAAGAACAGGCGGTTGCGATTGACTCTTTGGTTTGACCTCGATCATGATGACCTCAATCTTACCGTTAGCGCCTCGTCTCTTGATCACAAAATCAGGGAAGTAACGACGATTCTTCTTTTTGACCGGATCATGGTATTGAATGGTCATTTCTTCAGATGCCCATTTCAATACGTCTGGATGTTCATCGAGTTCTCTCATGAGTTTAAGTTCCCACGAAGATCTCCAGATGATCTGATCCGGATTGCCTGCGTATTTCTGTCTGTTTTTCGGCTTGAAACGGCCTGAATAAGCCACGTGATGGCGTCCTTAATGGTCTATAAATACGCATGGTATTTATTCTCAGGATCTGAAGGAACAGCATTGAGCATCGACGTCAAGTCCTACGTTCAGGGAAAGAATCTTTCGCCTGTTGACAACATTAAGAACCAGGTCAATAAGACGGCTTCTGGACTCACGTCGCAATTGACTGGCCAGCTGGCTGGCGCACTTTATGAGGCCGGTGGATCCGCAATGGGATCCGTAAAATCGGTTCTTGCCTCTAAGCTCGATTCTGTCGTTGGATCTCTATCATCTGGCGCCGGTAGCATTCTTGGAGCGGTCGGCGATGGCTTTGAACGAATCTCGCCAGACAAACTAATCTCTCAGCGCATGGGTCAGAATATCTCTAGCATCATGCCAGAAACTAAGACTGCTGGAGTCATTGCTTCGACGGCCGGCGGAAAGATGTTGACTTATCCACCGGATCTAGGCAAGTATTTCATGAAGTTTGAACTCGGCAAGTACAGCCGGCCTAACGTCTTCAATTCTTCTAATGAAGATCCGTTCTCCGCTGAAATCACGATTTCTTTGCCAATGCCGGCTAATCTCGTCGACGCGCATGACGTCAACCTAAATGTTACCGACATGAAAACGGCCTTCGGCGGCTCGGTGGCGGCTGCTTATGCTGCTGAAAAGACAGCGCAAGGAATTCAGCGACTTCAAAATGGGACTGGACCGTCGGGCAATATCTCTGGTGAACTTATGGGGAATGTTGCTGCTGTCAGCGGTCTAGCTGCGGCCGACATTGCAACGGTTGCCGCAGAAAAGCTTGGTCTTGGT